GTATTCAAAGTGTATCGTCCTTCAGAACGCGATTAATCCAATTGAGCCGCATGAGAAGCCAACAGACAAGATTCGTCTTGCATACTGGTCAACACCGCATCGAGGACTAAACATTCTCGTTCCTGTCTTTCAGAAGCTAGTAGAAAAGCACGAGAACCTCGAGCTTAATGTGTTCTCGTCGTTCAGTCTGTATGGCTGGGAAGAACGAGATGAACCATACAAGCCTCTATTTGAACAGTGTGAGCAACATCCTAATATCAATTATTATGGCGCTCTGCCTAATGATGAGCTTCGTGAACATCTTAAGAATCAACACATCCTTGCATTTCCATCTACATGGGTTGAAACATCGTGTCTCGTACTGATGGAAGCAATGTCTGCAGGTATGCTATGTGTTCATTCTAATCTAGGTGCACTGTATGAGACAGGTGCAAACTGGACGACGATGTATCAGTATCAAGAGGAGCCTAACGAACACGCTGCTCATTTCTATCATAACCTGAATGATGCTATCGGATATCTAAATACAGAATCAATTCAATCAAGGATTCAATCACAGAAGGGTTACGCTGATGTCTTCTATAACTGGGAGATCAGAGCACAGCAATGGCAAGCGTTCCTCGAATCAATCGTAAACGAACCAAGGGAGCTCCCTAAAGATGAAGGACGGATGTTCATATATTCGTCAGGCCTGTAATTCTGCGGAAGTTGACTTTTTTTCAAAATGATGTATAATGGGTATATCAAAAGGAGAAAAGTGAGAGATGGCTGTTAAGCGTAAAAACAGACAAAAGACAAAATCTCTTGATGTTCAGTTCAACGGTCCTGAACCGATTGTTGTTGCTGAAAAGGGATACCAGCATGCTTTGAATTGGTACAACTACCAATACGATATCGATGATGCCCGTAAGTGGTTGGTTGAATACGCTAAGACCAATATGTCAAAAGACGAAGTCAAGGGTCTTCGCAACTGTCCTAAGCATTGTATTGTTACTACTGCTGGATGGCAGGCTCGAATGATTCTTAACGGCAATGACCTAAGTCAGTCGTCTTTGGAGTTTATGAATAGTAGGATCAATGCTATGGTTGATGTAGGGTTGAAAACAATTCAGCCAAAGACATCATCCGCACCTGTTATTTCTATTCAAGAACGAACAAAAGCTAAGGCTGGAGAGATCATTGCTCTTGCTGAAAGTGAGGTTGTTGATAGTCGGCAGTCGATGTACGACTTCCTAATTAAGCATGAAGTAAACAAAACGATTGCTGAATACATTCGGGAATACTACTATCCTGTCTATGAGGAAGTCCATTCTAACGACCCAGAAGTCAAGGAGATGTATGGAAAGAATCTCACTGTTGAACGTAAGTTTTGGAAGGGTCTTGTTGACGATCTCGATCGTTTGATTTCTAACAAGAAAGTCACACGTGTTCGCAAGCCTCGGTCAAAGAAGACTAAGTCAGCTGCTGATCTCGTTAAGGGATTGAAGTATCAGACGGATTCATCACAATACAAGGTTGTTTCAGTCAACCCTGCTCACATTGTAGGGTGTCAACAGCTTTGGACTTTTAATACTAAGAGCCGGCAGCTTACAAAGTATGATGCTATCGGTCCTGCTGGACTCGAAATATCTCGGTCAACACTAAAAGGATTTGATCCTGAAACATCTGTTGTAATCAAGCTACGTAAGCCAGATGATGTATTGCCATTGGTTCTCAAAAGCGGTAAGGTTACATTGCGTAAGTTGATGGATTCGGTCAAAGCAGTACAAAAACCAGCGAAGGGTCGTATAAATATTGATACCATCCTTCTAAGGGTTATTAAATGACAGCTCAAACCAATAATGTCGTAATCTTCCCAGACATTCGTCGACGCAATATACTACAATCGCTTGAAGAAGTTATTAGTCACGTCGAAGAAAACCGTAAGGAACATATCCAGTATCTTGTAGAAGATATATCAGACTATGTCATCCAACGTGCAGAGGTAGAAGGGTTCCATGTTACAGCTGAAGAGCACACAAAGTCTACAATGCTATTCATCGAATCGATGCGCGCAATGTTATATTCATCAGCGAGACTAAATCACCCGTTGCATAAAATTACGGATGACGTTATAGTGGTAACTAATGAAGAAAAAGAGGAAGAGTAACAATCTTATTATTTTATGATTATTGTTGATTTGAATCAGGTGATGATTTCCAACTATATGATACAAGTTGGTAATCATACGAACCTAGAGATAGATGAGAACTTGTTTAGACATATGGTTCTTAATTCTATTCGTGCAATTAACTCAAAGTTCTCTGAAGAGTTTGGAGAGATGGTAATTGCATGTGATGCACCACGTTCATGGAGGAAGGAAGTATTTCCTTACTACAAGGCGAATAGAAGAAAGGCACGTGAAGACTCAGAATTAAACTGGTCTGCGTTGTTTGAATCTCTAAATAAGGTCAGAGATGAGCTCAAGGAGTTCTTTCCGTATAGAGTGATTCAAGTAGATCATGCAGAAGCTGACGATGTGATTGGCGCTCTTGTTGAGCGTTACCATGGTTATCCAATTCTTATTGTTTCAGGCGACAAGGACTTTGTTCAGTTGCAATCATACATGAATGTTAAACAGTACGATCCTGTACGTAAACGTTTTATAACCCACAACAACCCTTCACAGTTCGTTCGCGAGCACATTATCAAGGGTGATATGGGCGATGGCGTTCCTAACTTCCTATCAAAAGATGACACGTTTGTTGTTGGCTCCCGTCAACGTCCGATTCGTAGTGCGAAGTTAGATATGTGGGTTAAGATGGAACCAGAAGAATTCTGTGATGAGCAGATGCTTCGTAACTACAAGCGCAACGAGCAGCTTGTCGACCTCTCGTTTACCCCCAAGAACATTACTGATAGTGTTATTGAGCAATACGACGAACAATCTGATAAAGATAGAACAAAGCTGTTTAACTACTTCGTTGAACACAAGCTAAGAAATTTAATGGAAAGTATAGGTGACTTCTAATGGCTAAAGGCATTTTTGAAATTCTCGAAGAGACAGAGAAGAAGAAAACTCAGAAAGAAAAGATTGAGTATCTTCAAAGCCACGGAGACAACAACACTTTGAAAGAAGTATTGGGGTATACATTCTTCCCTCCAATCAAGTGGCGTTTGCCTCCTGGCACACCGCCCTACACACCTTGTGACCCAGTTAACGCAGAGACGTTCCTGTACCAGGAGCTTCGCCGCCTCTACCTGTTTACAGAAGCAGGTCCAGACATGCATGCATTTAAAAGAGAGGCGCTGTACATAGAGTTTCTGGAATCCATTCATCCAGAAGACGCTAAGATCATTCTTAGTATGAGAGAGAAGAAACTGCCCTATAAGGGTATTACCGAAAATCTAATTAAGAAGGCCTTTCCAGGATTGATCGATGAAGAAGTTCAAGAAGTTTAAAGAATACGATGAAGAATTTTCAGGTGATCGCGATGACCATCGCTATCGTTTGAAAGAAAAACATATACGCCAAGCCCTTCGATCACGTGACATTAGCCAATTGATCGATATTGAGGACTACGAATAGTATGCCAATCTACGAATTCCGGAACAAAACAACAGGCGAGCAATGGGAGGAGTTTCTCTCGTTTTCAGCTCGCGAGGAGTTGCTTAAGGATACAAATATCGAACAGGTTGTAGGTGCTCCTGCAATTGTTTCCGGGATTGGTGGCGTTACTCATAAAAACGATTCAGGTTTTGGCGACATGATGTCAAGGATTGCGGCAGCTAATCCCACATCACCTCTTGCCGATAAGTATGGTGATAAGAGTGCCAAGGCAGTAAAGACGCGAGATGCCGTCAAGCGCCAGAAAGCGAGACAGCTTGGTCAATAGTTTCCTTTGTTATGCATATGTGATTTCCTTCAACACTAACAAAGAAGAAATATATGCTAGCATTAGTCGAAGAGCCCCAAAGACGTTTAACCAAACGTGAAAGACGACTTCTAAGACAACAAGGAGCAGACACTTTACCAAAAACACCTTCTTTTAACATTAAAAGAATCAAACCTAAAACTGACAATCAAGACAGAGCGTTCCAAGCATTCTACAACGACAAACACTTGTTCCTCCATGGAACAGCTGGTACAGGTAAGACATTTATTGCAATGTACCTAGCGCTTCAAGATCTTCACAGCAATCAAGGTGAAGAGAATAGAATTGTCATTGTAAGATCAACCGTACCATCCAGGGACATGGGCTTCCTTCCTGGCAATCAAAAAGAAAAGATGAGAGTGTACGAGCAGCCTTATGGTGCAATTGCATCAGAGCTGTATGGAAGAGGTGATGCGTATGACGTACTCAAACAAAAGAACGTTGTTGAATTTCTTTCGACATCGTTTGTAAGAGGTACAACATTTACGAATTGTTTTGTAATTGTAGATGAGTGTCAGAATATGTCGGACATGGAGCTTCACTCAATCATTACAAGAGCAGGAGAAAACTGTAGGTTTATCTTCTGTGGTGACTTCAGACAAGATGATCTGTCATCGGAAAGATACAAAGAACGGACCGGTGTGATCGATTTTATGAAGATCATTAAACAAATGAATATGTTTGAGCTTGTTGACTTTAAACCGGAAGACATAGTAAGATCAAACTTAGTTAAACAATATATTATCGCACGTGAGAAATTAGGAATTGACATTTAACGTAAATCTTATAGACCTCCCCGAGCTTACACGCATCGACGGGGAGAAAAGGCTCTACCAGACACCTACGGGTGAAAAGTATCCTTCCGTCACAACTGTACTGTCTGCTATGTCAGACAAGTCGGCTATCATAGCCTGGCGGAAAAGAGTTGGCGAAGAAGAAGCCAACAGGGTGTCTGGTAGGGCCACACGTCGAGGAACAGCAGTTCACCTTCTATGCGAAAAGCTCGTCCTTAATGAGTCTGTCGATCTTAAAGAAGAGATGCCTTCTAATGTCGATATGTACAGGCAGCTCGAGCGTTTCCTCACAGAGCATGTAGACGATATTAGATCATCGGAAGGTCAACTATTCTCTCACAAGCTAAAGATTGCTG